CAGTACACGGTAAACTTACTCAACAGCAGCAAGGAGCAAATAGTCATGGTGATAACACGGCAGGAATGGCAGGAATGGGCACACCATCCAGTGACCCAGGAGTGGCTGGAGCAGCTTCAGGAGAGTAAAGCGGAAACAATGGAGGCCTGGGCAGCGGAGGCTTTTGTTGGGGCAACGCCTGAAGCCACGCAATCTTTTAACGCCACTGCACTTGGTGGGGTACGAGTCCTCAAGCAATTGATTGAGGAAATTGAGTCATTGAAGCGAACTGAAGGGGAAGAGTGATGGAGCAAGGCGAAATTGAAGTAGGGGCAAAAGGCTGGCGTGCAAATAAAGGCCCGCAGGCAACAAACAAATCCGGCTTCCGCGCCACTGGCCATCGCGTGCTTCTCATCTGCGATACAGTGGAGGAAACCACTTCCAGCGGGATTGTGCTGCCCAAAAAAGCTGTCGAGGCCGAGAAAAACCTCGCAGTCTGGGCAACGGTGGTTGAAATCGGGCATGACTGCTGGAAGGATCAATACACCGACTACTGTCAGGTAGGGGATAAGGTTCTGATCGGACAGTATGCAGGGAAATTCCACACCAGTCCACTGGATGGGAAAGAGTATCGCTTCCTGATGGACCTGGATATCATCACTCCACTAGTGGAAGTGAAGGCGGAAGTGGAATCGGAGTAACTGGATCGAATTACAATGGAGTAATTCGCTCCAATAACCATTTATTTTAGATAAGGAATCCTAGTTATGCCACCCGACACAGAAAGAAGTATTGCAGATGTTGAAGCAGACCTCGATGCGGGGCTGAACAACGCTGACCTCAGTGATGAACTGGACGATACCGACGAAATTGACGAGAGCCAGCTCGAATCCCAAGAATCCATCACCGAAGCGAAAGCTGTAGAGGAGGCAAGCCGTAAAGGCTGGGTGCCGAAGGAGCAATTCTCAGGTGATCCTGCCAAATGGGTCGATGCGAAGACCTTTATCGAGCGCGGCGAGCGCTTCAATGCGAACCTTCAGCGTGAAATCAAGCAATTGAAGGAGCAGATTGCGGGATTCGAAGGCACGAAGAAGGCTTTTGCGAAATTCCATCAGGAGTCGATTGCCAAAAAAGACGCTGAGATGAAGGAAGCCATCGCTGAACTCCGTCTGCAGCGGTCGGCCGCCATCCGTGAAGGCTCGGATGACGAAGCCATAGCACTGGAGGACCGGATTGATCTGCTGAAGGAGCAGCAGAAAGAACTCGCGAAGCCAGTGGAGCAGGAAGCTGCAGCTGCTGGCGAAGCCAAGGTTGTGGCTCTTACGGACCCTGTGCTGGAGGAGTGGGTTGAGGATGGCAATCAGTGGTTTAAAGACGAACCAAAACTCCGGGACTACGCCATTGCCATTGGCGACCAATTGGTTAAAGATGGTGAAACAGCCAGAGGACGGAAATTCCTCGATAAGGTCACTGCCCTCATGGCGGAAGAGTTCCCCCGGAGGTTTAAAGCGACGCAGAAAGAGGCCCCTCGGGTAAATGCAGTTGAGGGTGCCGGAAACGCAAACGGATCTGGCAGAGTGGAAAAGACTGAACGAGATTTGCCGCCTGAAGATCGAAAGCTCATGCGTGAATTCATCGCAGAAGGCTGGACCACAAAAGAGGCTTTCCTGAAAAGCTACTTCTCCACCACCAAGTAATAGCAAATAACAAAGGACTATAGACATGGCACAAGATACTCGGAATGATGCAGCCCCAGCCCCTGCCGCAGCGGTTCGTCGCGAAAGCCAGCGCCCTGCCGCAACTCGGACTCGCCCTGCTGGTGGTTTCGGTGGCCCCCGTTTGAAGCTGGCTGTTGCTGGCACAATTCCAGGTTACCATTTGTATTTTGAGAACGACGATGAAGGAGCGATTGAGCAATTACTTTACGAAGGGTTTGAATTCGTAACCCCGGATGAAGTTCAGATGGCAAGTCATATTGTAGCAGACGCTGATACTGCAAACCGTGTCAGCAGATACGTTGGAAAGAAAGCTGATGGCTCTCCAATGCGCGCTTTTCTGCTGAAGTGCCCTGACGAAATCTGGGCAGAGCGCGAGGCAGATCGAAATGCCCAGGCTGACGAGTGGGACAGTGCAATCCGCAATGGCCAAATCCAGCCTGACTCTGGTCGCTATATGCCTAAGGGCGTTAGCATCAATCTCAATACGCAGTTCACAAAGGAGTAACAAAGAATGCCTAACTTAGTCGGCCCGAAAGGGTTTGTACCCTCACGGTACCTGAATGGAGCAGCCTGGAATGGTGCTTGCAATATGTACGTGATCCCTGCAGCGGATACCAGCCAGTATGGTGTTGGTGATGCTGTGATTTCCGATGCCAATGCCGATGCCAACGGCATCCCAGCGGTAGCGAAGGCATTGGGAACCTCCACTGTGCGGGGTGTTATTGTTGGTGTGCTGCTAGCCAACCCTAACAACCCAAGCCTCGTGGGGACTGTCCTCGACAGCACAATCCAGAACATCCCAGCAACCAAAGCGAAAGACTACTACGTACTGGTGGTGGATGACCCTCAAGTCCTGTTCGAAATCCAGGACGATGGTCTTGCCGCTCTGACCGCAACCTCTGCAAACAAAAACGCAATCTTCACTGTGGCAAACCCCACCGGCGTTCAGCAGAACTCCGCGTCTGTCCTGTCCACGGCAAGCGTCGCTGTCACAAGCACGCTGAACCTGAAGATTGTTGGCCTGGCGCAGAAACCCAACAACGCCTTTGGTGTCAATGCAAATTGGCTTGTGAAGTTCAACCAGCACGAACTGATGGGCAATACCGCTGGGGTTTAATCCTCCGCCGTCTGCTGCCACTTTTACACTTTAAAGGAGCTTCACAATGCCCGCAATTATCAACACTGGCTCATACCCCAAGGCACTAATGGAAGGGGTAAAACTCTGGTGGGATTCCGCTGCTGCGGCCACTCCGCAGTATGCCCCACTGATGTTCAAAAAAGAGACTTCGAAGAAAAACTACGAAGAGTATGCACAAAGCGTCGGCTTGGGTCTGGCTGTTATGAAGCCGGAAGGTCAGCCGATCTCCTACGATGGTATGAGCCAGGGCTTCATCACCCGTGGCACCAACGTGGCCTATGGCTTGGGAATCATCACCACCCATGAAGAACTCGAGGACAACTTGTATGTGAAGTTGACCAAGGGCCGTACGGAAAAGCTGCGTCGTGCCTTTGCAGAGACCAAAAACATCAACGCAACCAACATCTTGAACCGCGCCTTCAACGCCACATACAAGGGTGGCGATGGTGTTTCCCTGCTCAACGCGGCCCATCCGAACTTCTCCGCTGGAACTTGGCAGAACAAGCTCGCTGTGGACTCCGCACTGTCCCAGGCGGCTCTCGAAGACATGCTGATCCTGATGATGCAAGCCAAGAACGACCGTGGCTACATCGAGCCGCTGATGGGGGACAAGCTCATCGTCCATCCCAACAACTACTTCAATGCCCAGCGCATCCTGAAGACGCCGAAGGCTGTTGGCAGCAACAACAACGATATCAACCCTATCAATACTGACGGCTTGTTGGCTGGTGGCCTTGTCTCCAACCCTTACCTGACGGGTTCCGGCCCTTGGTTCATCACGACAAACTGTCAAGATGGCCTGATCTGGCAAGAGCGGGAGGCTTTGGGCATCTGGGAAGACAACGATGCGGATACTCGGAACTTCAAGGTCGGCGCTTACGAGCGTTACACCTTCCTCTGGGCAAATCCACGTGGCTGTTACGGTAGCAACGCAGCGTAATTGATGCTGTGATGTTTCTCGCGCGAATTACTCTACTGTAATTCGCGCGAATTACCCACCTCTCTGAAAAGGATACTGCAATGCCTCGTTCCCTTACTACTCGCAGCCCCAACGGCGCGACCAATGCTGCCCCTTGGCAGACACTGGCTGATGCTGGGGTTGAAGACCCTTCGTGGGCTTATCAAAACTACCATGAATTCGATCGCTATGCAGCGGGTGATTGGACTGAAACCGTTACTGGCACAGGCACAGTTGCTGGAGTTGCCGCAGCTGGTGGTGCTATTGCTCTCACCAATTCTGCTGGCATTGCCGATGCTATCTACATGCAGCACCCTTTTGCCAGCCATCAGCTCGTTGCTGGCAAAGACCACTTCTTCAAGTTCAAGGGCCAACTTTCTGATGTAATCAATACCGTGTTTTATTGCGGCCTGATCGCAACGGACACGACCCCACTGGCAAATGCTGACAGTGTGATGTTCCTCAAGGCAACCGCACAAGCTGCTCTGGTGCTGCAAGCCACCATTGGTGGCGTGACGACCTCAGTTGCCATCCCCAATTCCACGTTGGTCAATGCAACTGACTTCGAGTGCGGCTTCCACGTGACTGAAAACGGCGATATCGAAGCCTTCTTTAATCCCACCACTGGCCCGAACACCCCAGCCGCTGGCTCTGTCCGTGGGTTCTCCGCTGTCCTCCGTCAGCCCGGTATCACCCAGGTTCTGCTGAACCTCTCTATGGGTTTGCTCAACTCTACGGCTGCAGTTCACAGTCTGACTGTGGATTACATCCTTGGCGTTAGCCACCGTTAAGGACTGACCCGCTATGGCTAACGTCGTCTCAACTCAGATCCTCCTCGACGGCCCCCGCAACACTGTGATTAAAGTTGTGGGGGTGCTGGATACGAGTGACCAAGCCTCAATGGTTATCGTTGACCCAGCAGTACTTGCAGGAATCGATAACACTGGAGCGGTGAAGGCGGCAGAAGTCGCCATCAACCGTATTGTGCTTAATATTGAAGATACACTTGCAGTCTACCTCAATTGGGATGCGACTGTACCTGTCCTCATTGATCAGTTTGTTGGTCGGGGACATCAAGAGTTTCAAAAAGTAGGGGGATTGTGGAATAATGCTGGGGCGGGGCGAACCGGAAAGATTCTTCTGTCTACCCAGGGATGGTCCATAGGTGCTTTCCTTTCCTTCTCTCTAGAACTCGAACTCTTCAAAAAGCAAACCTAAGCTATGGCAATAGGAAAAAGTAAAAAGCAAAAGGAAGGGGGGAGAATTTCCCCTCTTTCGACTGCTGCAATGTCCAGAGCGATGCAACATAAGGTCGCAAAATCCAAGCCAAAAGGCAAAGAGAAGGGGAAATAAATGCCTACCAGTGGAACATACGCCTTTGGCATGACTCGGGATACGCTGATCGCCTCCTCCCTTCGCCTTCTCGGTGCTTACGACCCGGACACCCCAATCCCAGCCACC